TGATACTTAGACCATTCATGCCCTACATCGCTGGTGCAGCAATTTTGGCGAGCCTAGCCACAGGCTACAAGATAAGGGACTGGCAATGTGATGCGGCACTTGCGAACGCTTTGGAAGAGGCTGCGGAACGCCAACAGGAGATGCAAGATGAACTGGAACAAAAAGCCAGAGCCTATGAGGCGCTCAGAGATTATGCCGATGGGCTGGGAGCCAGCCGAGGAACGAGCATTCGCGAGATTTATCGGGAAGTTCCTGCTCCTGCCCCTAGCTGTGCTGCTCCTGATAATGTTGTCAGCGTGCTCCAAGGCGGTGTCGATAACGCCAATGCCGCCGCCACCGGCGAACCTAGAGAGTAACTGCCGCCCACTCGACAATGTACCTGATCCGCTGATTGATCCGGAGCGGGCGCTCTGGGAAAGCCAGCTAATCGCTCGTTACATGGAATGTAGTGTAAAGCACCGCTTGACGATTGAGGCTTGGTTGGCAGCGGTTGACAGGAACTAACAAACTACTCACAATAGGGCTACAACAGTAACGCCAATCCGGGACAAGACCGTGGCTAAAAAGAGTACCAAAGCTAAAACAGTAAAACTAACGCCTACAAAAGAGCACCCTGTTCCTTACGATGACGCGGACGATGCGGTGCATACCTTTGAGGATGAGCTTGCCGTGGCGGCTAACACCGCTGAGCTACTTGAAGCCTTAGGCGCACCCATAGAAGTAGACGACAAGACGCTAGCTAAAGAAAAAGAGCTAATAGACAAAGTCATCAAAGAAAAAGATACCAAGCCGCTGACTAATTTACCTGTGGCTGTAGGCGCGGCTTCTTTCCTGCGGACGTACGGACAATCGCTTGCCCTAGATGTGGCTCAAGTACGCGCAGCACTTACCACCAAGCTCCTAGAGATTGCTGACTGCGGTGACGTGCGTCACGAGCTGAGGGCGATAGAACTCCTCGGCAAGCACAGCGACATCGGTCTGTTCACCGAGCGCAGTGAGATTACCATCAACTATAACTCGCCGGAAAGCCTTGAGGCGGCCATTAAGGAGCGAGTCAAGCGCCTGCTCAATGCCGACGTGGTAGATGTGAAGCCGCTGGGCATGGACCTAGATGAGGAGCTAGGGTTTTCGGAACCGGAAGAAGTACAAGACGCCGAGTTCGAGGAAGTGGAGGAGCAGGCTGATGGCGAAGAATGAGGAAGTTTGGGTCACCGGTAGTGTCATAAACTTCGAGCAGAAGCGCAAGGAGCGCGCTGAGCAGGAGGCTGAGCGGCTGGCGGACCAAGAGTATGACGAGAATGGGCCGATCCGCACACTAGGATGTACGTGCGGCAGTGTAGGTCTGTCTGTCTATACTGATGGCGAGTTCATGATGGCTGAGTGCGTCGAGTGCGGCATGCCTATGCTGGCTCAGCTCTTTATGTTCCTACAGGGGGAAATATAACCCCATGGCACGCAAGCGGGTAGAAAAGGCCAAACGCGGTAGGCCAAAGAAAAAGATACTGGACGAGATCAGTCTGGCTGACATCCCCGGCTTGCTACATAAGCTGCCTCCGGCAGAACAACAGTTGCTGCTTGCAGAACTGGAAAAACTCGAAGAATTAAAATCCAAGAAAGACGCGACGGATAAGTTTATCCCCTTCGTCAAGCAGGTTTGGCCTACATTCATAGCCGGTAGGCACCACGCCAAGATGGCTAATGCGTTCGAACGGGTGGCTAAAGGCGAGCTAAAACGCCTCATTATTAACATGCCCCCGCGACACACCAAGTCGGAGTTTGCCAGCTACCTGCTGCCAGCTTGGTTCTTGGGGAAATACCCGCACAAGAAGGTCATCCAGACTAGCCACACCGCCGAGCTTGCTGTAGGATTTGGGCGTAAGGTGAGAAACCTCGTTGATAGCGAGGCGTACCACAAAATCTTCCCTGATCTGGGTTTGTCGTCAGACAGTAAAGCCGCAGGTCGGTGGAACACGTCGAAAGGGGGTGATTATTTCGCCATCGGTGTGGGAGGTGCGGTAACCGGTAAAGGTGCCGATCTTCTGATTATTGACGACCCCCACTCCGAGCAGGAAGCGGCATTAGCGGAAGTTAATCCGGACATCTACGACAAGACATACGAGTGGTATACCTCAGGTCCTCGCCAGCGTCTCCAGCCGGGCGGGGCTATTGTCGTTGTTATGACAAGGTGGTCCAAGCGCGACCTCACAGGCGAAATAATCAAGGCCGCCGCCCAGCGGGAAGGCGACGAGTGGGAAGTCATCGAGTTCCCAGCAATTCTACCTAGTGGCAATCCTCTGTGGCCAGAGTTCTGGTCGTTGGACGAGCTTGCCAAGCTGAAAAATGAACTGCCCAACTCCAAGTGGATGGCGCAGTACCAGCAAAACCCAGTATCCGAGAGCGCCGCTATAGTAAAACGCGATTGGTGGCAGGAGTGGGAAGGCGACAGTCCGCCGTATTGTGACTTTATTCTACAGTCTTGGGATACCGCGTTCGAGAAGACTCAGCGTGCCGACTACTCTGCCTGTACTACGTGGGGCGTATTTTATCACCCCGACGATGCGGGGATTAGTCAAGCAAACATTATTTTACTTAATGCGTTTCGTGATAGGATGGAGTTCCCAGAACTAAAACGGGTTGCGGTAGACGAGTATAAAGAATGGGAGCCAGACAGCGTCATAATCGAGAAAAAGGCTTCAGGTGCGCCTTTGATCTACGAGATGCGGGCTATGGGGATTCCCGTCCAAGAATTTACACCGACACGGGGGAACGACAAGATTTCCCGATTGAACGCTGTGAGCGACCTTTTTGCGTCTGGACGGGTATGGGCACCTGCTACTCGATGGGCAGAAGAGGTGGTCGATGAAGTAGCAGAATTCCCTGCGGGGGCACACGACGACTACGTGGATAGCGTTTCTATGGCGATGCATAGGTTTAGACGAGGGGGTTACGTTGGTACAGCGCTGGACGAGCCGGACGAAATCCCGGCATTCCGATCTCAAAGACAGCCGGGATACTACTAAAGATGTTACTAAAAATCAAAAACTTACACCAAAACAACGCTACGCTAGGTCAAAAAAGAACCACGAAGCGCAAAAACGTTGGAGAAAAAATAACCCCGAAAGGGCTTGGGCTATTGCCGCCGTTTATAGTGCGAAGGTCAGAGCAAGGAAAAGAAACATACCGTTCGACATTACTGCGGCATACGTGGTTTCTATAATGCCCGATAAATGCCCTGTATTTGGTACCAAGTTTAAGTTCAAAGGTAATAAGTTTATTAGGCCAGAAAGTCCGTGTATAGACCGCAAAATACCCAAAAAAGGCTACACAATGGACAATATTGCGATAATTTCGAACCGGGCGAACCTAATAAAGGGTGCCAATAGTGCAAACGCTGTGTATATGGTGTATAAGTGGATGAAGAAGATAGGACTTAAGTGATGAAAATCGACAACCCCTTCAAAGTAGGTAAAACTCAGTGGGCAAAATGGCGTGATGCCGCCCGCGCTATGTTCAACCGCTCTATGCAAGAAGGTATGGGATTCTCTGCGTCGTTTGAGGCAGCTCAAGAAACCAACGAGTACTGCATCAAGAACAATATTCGCGTTGGTTTGGGGCCGCTGGCTAAAGAAAAGCCCGCTGAGCCAGTAAAAGCGGAAGAAAAGCCCGCTGAACCGGTAGAAGCGGAAGAAAAACCAGCTAAACCAGCCAAAAAAGCTCCTGTTAAGCGTCGGCAAGCCAAAAAAGACTGATTATGGCTACGCAGAAGCACATGGGTAAAGGCAAACTAGTCAAACGCCTTACTGCGCAAGTAGGCAGCAGCAGCCTTGCCCACGCGCTTCTCAAAAAACGGGGGGATATGGACGCTAAAGGTAAGCTTACGGCTAAAGGGCGCAAGCGCAACGCTATGACGGCATCAGAACGAGCCAAAGACCGCGCAACCAAGAGCAGTGGGAAACCTACTAAGGACTACAAATATAACCCCAAAACCAATCGGGCTACCCTAAAAGGGAAAAAGTAAATGGATATCGATAAGGCTCTCAATCAAGCTCCTATGGGGCTAGGCATGGACGAAATGGGTCTGATGGACGACGAACCGGCCATCGAGATCGAGATTGAGGACCCTGAGTCGGTTAGTATTGAGATGGACGGCCTCGAAATCGAGCTTGAGCCGGGCGAGGACGAAGAATTTAACGAGAACATGGCTGAAGACCTCGATGAGGGGATGCTTCAGGAGCTTGCTAGCGAGCTTACCGGCGACTACGAGGATGATCTGGACTCTCGCAAGGACTGGATGCAGACTTACGTTGACGGTCTGGAGCTTCTTGGCCTTAAAGTAGAAGATCGTAGCGAACCTTGGCCCGGCGCATGCGGTGTATACCACCCACTGCTGTCTGAAGCCCTCGTTAAGTTCCAAGCTGAGACCATGATGGAAACTTTCCCGGCGCAAGGGCCGGTGAAGACCAAGATCATTGGTAAAGAGACTAAAGAAAAGAAAAAGTCTGCCGAGCGCGTACGCAACAACATGAACTATGAGCTTACCGAGCGCATGGTTGAGTACCGACCCGAGCATGAGCGCATGCTTTGGGGTCTAGGGCTGGCAGGGAACGCTTTTAAGAAGGTTTATTACGATCCGGCGGTTGATCGTCCAACGGCTATGTATGTACCAGCAGAGGACGTTGTAGTCCCATATGGCGCATCTAACCTAGAAACCGCCGAGCGCGTCACTCACGTGATGCGTAAGACAGAAAACGAAATGAAGCGCCTCCAGCGCTCAGGTTTTTACCGTGATGTGGACCTGCCGGAACCCACCGACACCATGGATGATGTCGAGCAGGCCATTGCGGAGAAGATGGGGTTCCGCGCCACATCGGACGACCGCTACAAGCTCCTAGAGATGCATGTCGATCTGGTCATTGAAGACGACAAGTACAGGGAGAAAGAAGATGGCGACGTTGGGCTACCATATATCGTCACTGTGGACAAAGCTAGCGAGACGATCCTCTCAATTCGCCGCAACTGGAACCAGAACGATAAGCAAAAGCGTAAGCGCAACCACTTCGTACATTATTCGTATGTGCCGGGTTTCGGTTTCTATGCTTTTGGACTTATCCATCTTGTTGGTGCTTTTGCTAAGTCCGGTACTTCTCTTATTCGTCAGCTCGTTGATGCTGGTACCCTTTCTAATCTACCGGGCGGCTTCAAAACTAAGGGTCTTAGAGTAAAGGGTGACGATACGCCTATCGGCCCAGCTGAATGGCGCGATGTAGACGTAGCTAGCGGCTCTATGCGTGATAATATCATGCCACTGCCGTATAAAGAGCCAAGCCAAGTGCTCTACAGCCTCCTCGGCACTATTGTAGAAGAAGGTCGCCGCTTCGCTGCCGCTGCTGACATGAAGATCAGCGATATGTCGGCGCAAGCTCCCGTTGGGACCACGCTGGCTATTCTGGAGCGCACGCTCAAGATCATGTCTGCTGTGCAGGCGCGCATCCACTATTCGATGAAGCAGGAGTTCAAACTCCTCAAGGTCCTGATCCGCGACTATACGTCACCTTACTACGAGTATGAGCCTGTAGCGGGCGATGAGCGCGCAAAGCAGGAAGACTACGACACCGTAGAAGTAATCCCCGTCAGTGACCCTAATGCCGCTACGATGGCTCAGAAGATCGTCCAGTATCAGGCGGTCATTCAGTTGGCTCAAGGCGCACCGCAGCTTTACGACCTGCCCTACCTGCATCGTCAGATGCTTGAGGTGTTGGGTATCAAGGAAGCGGAAAAGCTGGTCCCGCTTAAGGACGGCGAAGACATGGAGCCGCGTGATCCTGTGTCCGAGAACATGGACATGATAAACGGCAAGCCGGTCAAGGCGTTCATGTACCAAGACCACGAGGCGCACATCAAAGTCCACATGGCTGCTGCGCAAGACCCCAAGATTCAGCAGCTTATGCAGATGAGTCCTAACGCCCCGGCTGTCATGGCCGCTCTGGCTGCACACATCCAAGAGCATATTGCGTTTGAATACCGGCGTCAGATTGAAGTGGCTGCTGGCGTTCCGTATCCTGAGCCTAACGCTCCCATGGATGAGCAAACCGAAGTCGAAGTATCCCGTCTGGCTGCCGCAGCAGCAGAGAAGGTACTGGCCAAAGACCAAGCCGAAGTTGCCCAGCAACAGCAGGCACAACAAGCACAAGACCCGATCCTGCAAATGCAGCAGGCGGAGCTACAGATCAAACAGCAAGAAACTCAAATCAAGCAACAGAAACTACAGATCGACGCTGCCGCAGAGGCAGACCGTCTGGAAATCGAACGCGAGCGCATTGCTGCACAAGAACGTATCGCTGGCCTCCAAGTCGGCGCAAAGGTGGCAACAGACAAGGCAAAATTGTCTGCACAAGAGCAAGAAGCAGGACTTCGTATTGGCGTAGATATCGCCCGCGAACAAATGCAGGCAGCGAAAGAAGCGGAGCAACCCCCTGCTCCACAACCTAGGCAGCGAACTGAGGATGTAAATGAATGACGATATTCTAAGCTATCTATCTAAAAAGATACAAGAAGAACTTAAGGTTATCGAAGAAGACACGGCCATGGGTAAGGCCGAGGACTTCGGTGCCTATAAGTATGCCTGCGGTATTTATCGTGGGCTTCTCGTAGCAAACGGGATCGTAGCCGATCTCGCAACTAAACTGGAAAACGATGATGACTGACGTAGAGGACAAGACTCTGCCAAAAATGCCAAAGGTGCTGGCGGCAGACCCCGAACGGAAGGCCAAGCAGTTACCTGACCCTTCAGGCTATCGCATACTATGTGCTATTCCGGAAATCGAAGAAAAGACCGAAGGCGGAATTATCAAGGCTGATATTACCCTTCACCACGAAGAACTCCTGACCACGACCTTGTTTGTACTGAAGCTAGGCCCGGACGCTTACTCAGACAAAACTAGGTTCCCTAGCGGCCCATGGTGCAAAGAGGGTGACTTTATCCTCGTGCGCCCGCACGCTGGTACCCGTGTGAAAATACATGGGCAGGAGTTCCGCGTAATTAACGACGATTCTGTTGAAGCCGTAGTGGAAGACCCACGCGGTATTACCCGAGCATAGGAGGCGAAAATGGCCCAAGAAGAACACATGGAAGAATTTAAGCCGGGCAATCAGCCCGAGGTCGATACCGAAATTGAAATCGAAGAGCAGGAGCAGGAGCAGGAAGCCGATGCCCCGGAAGTCGAGATCGAAGACGATACCCCAGAGGAAGACCGTGGGCGCGAGCCTATGCCGAAGGAAATCGTAGAA